TTGTCGTAGGCTATGGCGGCGTCGTTCAAATGGTCGGCAAGCGCCCGGACAATACCAACAGCGCACCCGCTGCCTCTACGCCAGCCGCCCCTATGGACCTTGACGACGAGGTGCCCTTCTGATGGAAGGCTTGTCACCATGCCCGTCATGTGGAGGCATGGCCCTTGCCTTCTCAGAAATCCACCCTGACGATTGCGCTGTAGTTTGTATCAACTGCAGAATGCGTGGCCCAGTCTGCGGCCTTCACTACACAGCCGCCCTAAAGTGGGAGGGTCTACCACGACGGCGCAAGCCAAAGAAAATAGGGAAGAAAGAAAAGCTACGGCTTGCCAAGGCCCGGGTCAAAGAGCTTGAAGACATAAACGAGGATCTGCAAAACCAGATACTCAGCATGAAGCCATAGGGAGAAATCAAATGACTGACCTCACAGCCCGCCTGCGCTTTAGCGCCGACGAAGCTGCGGACGAGATTGAGCGGCTGCGGGAAGCGCTGGAATTGATAGCGGAATCCCATGACTCAGGACGAGGGGACGGCCTGCCCGAACCATGCCCGGCGCATGATGATGTGATGATGTGGGGCGTGGCCCGCGCCGCCCTGGCCCCAAGGGAGACAGCGGATGAATAAATATTGGGTCGCCCTCGGTCGCAAATCGGGTGGCGGATATTATCCGCAGTCCATCACCGACAATCAGAAATTTATTGACAGTTCTATCCGTGACACATCCACGGCTGTTGTCATTGAGGTACAGTTTGACCCGGAAACTGGCGGCGTTTCAGCGACGGTCGAGAAAAACACCTCAACGCCGGAGAAGACCAATGACTGACACAATCAAAAACCCTGCATACCGAGCGCTCGTGGAAGCATTCGCAACACGCCCGAACAAGCAACCATCATCGGTCATTACTGAGCGGGACTTCCTGCATATATTAGAGCGGATTACGCCAGTGATCGCCGCTGATGCGCGGCGGCAGGCGTTGGAGGAAGCGGCCAAGACAGCCGAATGGTCGCACATGGTTCCGCCCGATGGCGGCAGTCCAACAGAGGATGAATGCAAAGTGGCAAGCGAAGCGGGGAGACACATCCGCGCCCTAATCGACACGCCGGGGCCAGACCAGCTCGCGACGTTGGCGGAAGGCGGGTGTTGTTTGCGGATTACGCAAAGAAGTCCGCGACCATAATAGACACGTAAACAACGGGAAGCGACCATGTTACTTTTGAACAGATGCAATGAAGTTGATCTCGCCATATGGCGTAACGCCTATGCGTTGGCGATGGCGTCGTTGACAACATCAATTAAAGCCGACGTCTTTTTAGATGAAAAGGTCCACCGCATAAGCGTTGAGGCAGCACTCCATGCGGACGCCGCCGTGATCCGATACAATAATCAACTGTACCCGGAAGAAGAATGAACGCGGTGAATGGAATATTGCCCATAATCAACCGCCGCTTGATTATGGCCCTACATCAAGGCGCATCTAGGAAGTCCGCCAGTGTTTGGTCAACCTTCGTTCGGGCCAACGCCAGTATAAACAACATGTCACCAATTTCAGGGGTGCTCCCCGCCATGTAGAACTGCTCGTCACGGTCTAGACCCACAACAAGCACCTGCTCTAGACGGCCCTTAGCGCCCTCAAGAACACGATCCGGGTCGAGGTCAAGCATTGTCGCGCCTGGATATTCTAACACATCGGCTGTCATGTTGGCTCCTGTCTGAATGCGGCAATACCTTAAGCCGGATCACCCCGCGGCCCAAGCGCTAACGCTTCCCATCCTTGGCCGCTCGCCACAGCACACATATCGCCGTCCGGCTGCGTTACGGTTAATGTCCAAGACCCAGACGGCGACGCCCATAGTTCAGCGATTGCTCGGTTGTTTATCATGCCCCAGTTGATTGGCGTTTCGCCGTGTTTGGCGCGGAGGTTTTCGGCCATTACATCACGCGGCGCGCAGTAGACTGGAATATTTACCTCGCGTGTTTGCGCTTGCGCCGCCCCTACGATAGCCGCCAGGAGCAAAGCCGCCACCATTCCGGCGATGATGTAGCGCCAAAAGTCACGCATCGCACAGGTCTCGCCACACAAGATTATGCGCCGCCAGTTTGCGGGCCAAGTCAGCGCTGATCGCCGCTATGTCCGGCTCGCCCAGATATATCGGCTCAAAGATCAGGCAAGCGCTATTCGGGCTTGCCGCCGGTTCGTCGCTCCGGTGGACGCAGGACGTTATCAACATCATGGCGAGGCATAACGTCAACGCCCCGCCGTATCTCTTGCGCCCGTGAGATTGCCGTGCTGGCATTTTGTAGCCCCCGTGCAATGGCTGCGGCCTCGCCAGCGTCTATCAACTGGCGCTGCCGAGATCGTTGGACCCATGCGCCCGCCAGCTTTAAGACGCCGTTCAGAATAGCGAGGACGATCCCCGCACCCATCAGGGCTTGTTAGGCAGGAAGTACACCAAGAACCCAGCCGCCGCCGTACTGATGGCGGAGATCAGGGTGGCGTCACCACCAACGCTCTCGCCAACATTGACGACAGCTTCAGCCGCGTCCGGGCCGAGGAAATGCTGCGCTGCCGTAGCCGCGATCCCGACGACAACAGCGATGATAGCCTTAGTATAGCGTGCGATGTTCATAGTGATTCTCCTTCAAGGGTAGACCGCCCAAACGTCGCCGTATTCGGCGTGTGTATCGAATGACGGGCAGGCTTTGTTAGCAAAATCGCGATGCCCAAAGATCAGCAGTCGCTTGCTGCCGTCCTCATGCAACGCGCCGTATTGTAGCGTGGCCGCGTCAAAGGCGCGCTCAATGCCCGCCCGCTGCGCGTCCGTGCGCGTGTCCACCGCCTTGTTCGTGCGAGGGCTTAGACCGCCAGCGTAGGCGATGCCGATGCTGCCGTTGTTCTGGCCCCGCGTGTGTGCGCCTTGATATTGTTCCGGGCGGCATGGAATGCACTCGCCCGCCAACGTCACTAGCGTATGATAGCCAATATGTGACCAGCCGCGCTCGTCCACATGCCAGCGCCGCAGGTCATCATGTCTCACCTCCCGCCCCGCTGGCGTGGCCGTGCAATGCAGAATGATCCTGTCGATAGGCTTGGTGTGTTTCATCATTTCATCGCTCCTGCGGCGGATAAATCCGCGTGTAAACGTCCCATAAGAACAGGCACGAATGGTGTACGTAGGCCCGTGACCCGCGCAGTTCGGACACGCCAACTAAATTCCACGGCCCTGCGATATGATCCCCAGGTGGGCGGTTTGGTGGAGCAACGGCATCCTGCGGCGGAAACTCTATCAGCACCCGTTGGCCGGTCGTCGGATGGTTCCAATGGATGCCCCGAAACTTACACCACACCTTTTCGAACGACACGTATATTTCCGTGCCAGTATCAGACTGCTGGTCGCTGATGATCTCAAAATTATTGATCGGCGGGATGAACCGTTCGATGAATGGGCCAACGCTAATGCTGAAAAATATCACCAGCATCAGCGCAGTCCAGGTAGCCAGCGTTGATTGGCGCATTTCTTTTTGGCTAATCATACCGGACCACCCCCCGCTAACCCCCCATTGAGTACCCAAGCAACAACCGCCAGGATAATCGCACCCGCGATCAGCTTAAAAAAGTTCTTGGCGTTCGCGTCTGATGCGTCCAGGCGCTTTTCAACGGCGTCGAAGCGCTTGTCCATATGCTGACGGTCAACCTTTGCAACCGCGTCCCGCGTAATCACAGAGCTCTGCCATTTTTCCAAGCTCACCACTTTATCTTCTAAAGCCTTAACCCGGATCGCGTTGCTTTCCTCTGTCATCGCCCGTCACCTTCATCCTGTTGGTCAGACACAGAATCACACCGCCCAGGCTTCGAGCGATTTAACCAGCCATTTAGTATCTCCCATATTCATTACCCCTTTAAAAGAATACTATTACGCCAGGTGGCACAGTGCTACCTGCCGTGTCGTCAAAGCGCCGCGATTAAGAATGAGTGCAATTCGCCATATCGCAAGCCGTATGCACTGCCCGCCGCAGATACATGCTCGCCTTCAGAAGTGAACCTGTCCTCCCATTCGTCATAACAAAACATGCTGTACTCTTCCGGCTTCAAGCCTTCTGCAACAAACGCGGCCGCAACGTCTTGAGCCATAATGCCGACATGCGTTCTCGCGGCCGCACCCTTCTCAGCGACAGAAGACTTGAACTTATATTTCCTGATACACGCCTTGATCCGTACAGCGACCCTGCGCTCGGCGTCAGTGAGCTTCTCTTCTTGTTCCTTTTGGCGTTCATCAGACGTGTTGATCGTCGCGTTTCCACAAAAGATTTCGCCCCAACGATTAGACGCCCCGCCCAGCGCGCCGGTGTTGTCGCCAGTCGGGAAAAAGTTATAGGCGCTTGTGTCAAACGTAAACTTAGTCGCGCCCCCCGCCTGAAGATACACATCGCGAGCCGTGGAGTAAGTGTTTAGATATAGCGCACCAGAATTGGCTGTGATTGTAGCCTGTGTGGCGGCACCTACGCCGTCCCGCAAAATAAGCGTGGGGTTAGTCGAAGCGATTATGACGTCACCATTGGCGGTTAAAATATCGCCATTGACGGTGTAGTCACCAGTATGCTCACCAGACACTGTGATATCGTCAAAAAGGTTGACCGTTTGCGTGCCAGTCAGCCAAATCGCGCCCTTGTGCCAAGTGTTAGCTGCCATGGTCGCATCAGTCGCATTGCCAGCTAATGTTATAGCCCCAAAGACCTTGCCCCCTCCGGTGACCCCGCCAGTGGTGAACTCCAAAGCGATGTTGCAATTGCTGATCTCAGTAGTAGATTGAGCAAAGAACATGCCCGCGCCCACCTCGACGCCTTTCGAGCAATGTTTCAGCCGGACAGGATAGCATTGAATGCATGCGTCCATGCTCGTCATGCGGAATGCGTCGGCCAGTGCGCCGCCCTGTGATAGCGAAAACGATATTGCGTGGCCCGCACCAGCCGTAAACCCGGCCACACTAGCAGAGCCGAAGCTCACGCGCTGAAATTGAGAGCTCCCGCCAGATGTACCCTGGAATAGTTCGTCCGCATCAACACCGCCACCTAGACATGATTTGTTGAGGAAAATCTCAGCCTCTCCAAATGAACGTAAGACCTTATCGCCCGCGCCGCAAAACGCCATCTGGTCATACGCATAGATACGAGACCCGCCGCCCCTGGCGAACAGCAAATCGTGTTCGGTCCCTGTCCCGTCAACGCCAAGAACGTACCCTATGCCAAAGTTACGCAAAGTCAGCCGCCCGCCGTTCAGGCAGTTAAAGAACCCCTCTCTCGCGCTCCCTTCCCAATCGCTGCCAGCAATATCGCCCGCCGTAACAAGCAAAGACGCCGAGTATGAAATCAGCGTGTTCGCGGTCAGTCCGTTTGTGACAGTGTTATCCATCGCAGTCGGGTCAACCGGCGCACCATTCGGAGATTGCATTTTCCAAGAGACAGAAAGGCGGTCCCCGGAAATAGCTGTGACAACGTGAGCCCCATTAAAGCATTCAGCATCATTGTCGCCCTGAACATTTTGCGCGCCAATGACCGATCCAACCACTGTCTGAGCGTTTAAAGCTGGGCTGACCGTGGCCGTCACATCGTAGATAGTGCCTGTATCAAGCGTGGAGGATATTCCTGTAATGATGCTCGACAAATCAGGTGACGACGCGCCGCGTATGTCGATAGTCACACCAGCGCCGTCGATATCAACGTACTCCGTCGCCGCGGGGGATTGGTTCCCGTCAGCGATTTCAAGATAAAACTCACCATCGCCTGACACTATGCAGCCGCGCATCCATCCGACCATAGCCTTGATGCTGTCGCCAGCGCTCGGATCACAAACAAGAAAAGCTGTCTCTCCGTCCTCAACAGCCAGCGGACGCCCCGCCGTATAAGCCGCGAGCGCCGCTGCCTCGCCACTCGGATAATCCGAAATTCGTATCACCCGGTCTTCGACGCGAATCCAAACACCAAGAGACGCATCGTAATCATCCGACTTGATATATTTTAGATTTGTTGGGTCCGCCGCAACTTCAGCCGTGTAATTCCCAACCGTCCACGTAAACACACCAGAATCATTACCCGACAAAAGAAGAACCGAACCAAGAGAAATGTCGGCAGCTTTCAGCGAAGTGATGCTCTTAAACGCATCATCAAGCGCAGACGGCACTGTTGTCGTAACAGTAGGGTCTCCCGCATTATCAAAACTTAACAGCTTGCCCGCCCGAAGGGCGCTAGGAGGCAACAACAATTCACCCGCCTCATCTGAAAGAGGCGTCCGGAGAGCCCGATCAGAAGAGTCATCAAGCTGCTTCATTAACAGCATGTACCGGGCAAGCTCGTCGTTTAGTGCCGTGACCAAAAAAGGGCCACCAAGAGGGAATACAGTCTGAAGCTCAAAAGGCATGGCACGAAAAATTGTGACCTCATCACCACTAGATGCGCCAGCCCCAAGATTAACAGAGCCACCACCTTCGACACCTGCACCGACAACTGAGTATTCTGTAACTAATGTTGGTGAAGCCGCCAGGGTCGCTGTCGTTCCATTCAGCAAAACAGTCAAATCAGCATCAAGAAGAAACTCAAACGGGACAGCAAACAACGTCTGCGCCGCCGTCGCAGTGTAGGTAATCCTTGGCGTCACATCATTTACAAACATGATTATTCTCCGTTATCGTTTGTTAGCGACCAAGTAACATCTCGCAACGTATCACGCCACCAGATCATACCCGTCAACGGGATCACACGCTGGATCGCCCGCGCCTGCTCGTAAGTCGTTGCATCGCCATCTGT